GCCTGAGTCTGGGTGAAACGCTCCCGCCGGTGGCCGCCAGGTGCCGAGAATAGGTGCGTTCAATCACTCTTGACGGACGTTGAGAATGATTGTACGATGGCAGCACGACAAAGGAACCACCCAGGACAGGAGCGAGAACATGGCAACCACCGCGAAGAAGTCCCTCGTGGCGTACCTCCGCGTGAGCACCAAGCGGCAAGGCCGCTCAGGCCTCGGCCTGGAGGCCCAACGCGAGGCGGTGGCACAGTACGCCGCGCGGGAGGGACTCAAGGTGGTGGCCGAGTACGTTGAGGTTGAGAGCGGCAAGAAGGCCTCCCGCCCCCAGTTGGCCGTCGCGTTGAACCACTGCCGCGCCGCCAAGGCCTGCCTGGTGGTGGCGAAACTCGACAGGCTCGCCCGCAACGTGGCGTTCCTGAGTGCTCTCATGGAAGCGGGCCTGGAGTTCGTCGCCCTCGACAATCCCCACGCTACGCCCTTCACCCTTCACGTCCTGGCGGCGGTGGCCGAGCAAGAAGCCCGTGCCACCAGCGAGCGAACCAAGGTGGCCCTGGCCGCCGCCAAGCGGCGCGGGGTGCTCCTCGGCTCGGCTCGCCCTGGCCACTGGCAGGGGCTTGAGGCCAAGCGGCTGGCCGGCTCCCGCGTTGGCGTACGCCGCGCCGCCGAGGCCCGCACTCAGGCCGCCAAGCAGCACAACTCCCTGCCGGTGGCCGAGGCTCTCAGGCTCCGGCGGGAGGGCCGCTCCTGGCTCGAGGTGGCCGCCGAGTTGAACGCTCGCGGACTCGTGACGCGGCGCGGTGGCCACTGGAGCAAGAGCAGCATTTTCACCGCCGTGAGGGCCGCCGCCGGCTGCATGCTGGTGGCCGAGGCTACCGCCGACGTTCTGGCTGGCCTGGGGAACTCGCTCAACACCACGCTCACCAGCATGGCCACCGCAGTGGAGGCCGCCCTGGCATGACGCTAGAGCGACTCCCGAGGGCCGCCGGCGGGAGGTTGTTTACTCCCGAGAACCTTCACGGGGCTACACCCCCTACGGTACATTGAATGTTGACGGTAATAAGAACTTGACTCAGGGAGCAGAAACGCTCTCTTAGGCAAAAAGAAACGCCTCGCTCTCCCGGCCAAGGAAAAAGCGAGGCGGTTCAGGTTGGGTAGTACGGAGCCACTGTTTGCCATGGGATGGCAGTGCGGCCACGCACGTTCGTATTGGTACGCCCTCGCGCCGGTGCCTGTCAACGGCTCGGTTCGGGGGGGCGTTTTCTTTCGGCCTCGGCACTCTGGCCAGGCCGTTTCCCCAGGAGAACCGACATGGTTCTGAGTGAAGTCTTAGCCACGCTCCGCGCCGAGGGACTGCCAGCAGCGGCGCACCGTATCCACTACGCGGTTCAGGTGGGCTACCTGCCCAAGCCTGAGCGTGACGGCAGTGGCCGTTTCCGGTTCAGTGCCTCCGACGTGAAGGCCTGCCGCACCTATCTCAAGAACCTCCCCCGCCCTGGCCGCAAGAAGGCCACCGTTGGGCAGGGGTGAACGCCAGGAGAACCGACATGGTTCTGACAGTTGAGGCCGGCCGCGCCGCCATCGTGCCGGTGGAGGCCGAGGGGATTCCCGAGGTGCTCAAGCAGCAGCAGCGGTGGTGCGTATGGCGAGCCGAGCCAACCAAGGACGGCACCAAACTCACCAAGAAGCCCATGCAAGCCTCATGGCCCTCGCGCGGCCTCAGTAAGACAACGCCGAGCCAGTGGCGCGACTACGCCACCGCCTGGGGGGCGTATGAGGCTGGCCGCAAGAGTGAACGCACTCCGGTGGACGGTATCGGCTTCGTCACCGGTGGGGGCTTCGTGGCCCTGGATTTTGACGAGTGCGTTGACGAGGTGACGCAAGAGATTGAGCCGGCGGTTGCCAAGCAGTTGAAGCGGCTCAACACCTACGCCGAGTTTTCTCCCAGTGGCCGAGGAGTGCGAGCGTTTCTCCTGGGTGAACTCCCCGGTGAGAACGTCACCGACAAGGCGGCCGGCTACGAACTGTACGCCGAGGGTGCATACGTCACGGTGACGGGCTTCCGCGTCCCCGGCACCCCCGCCGAGGTGGCTAAGGGCGGCGCGTTGCTCGTGGAACTGTATGAGGCCGCCAAGGCCGCCAGGGCCGCCAGGAAGGCCAAGAGCAAGCCCGAGCGAGCCGAGAGCCAGCCGGCGGCGGCGCGGCCCCAGGAGGCCAACGGAGCGGCCCTGAGTGACGAGGACGTTTTGAGCCTCGCGCGCCGCTCGGCAACCGGCTCGGCGGTGGAGGCTCTCTTGTCCGGCCGGTGGGAGGGCGACTACCCCACTCAGAGCGAGGCCGAGTTGGCCCTGGCCAACCACCTGGCGTTCTACGCCGGCCCCAGCGGCGCGGCTCAGGTGGAGCGGCTCATGCTTGGCAGTGGCCTCAAGCGGGAGAAGTTCTCCGAGCGGCGCGGCAGTGGCACCTACTTGAGCCTCACGGTGGCCACCGCGTACGAGGGGAGAGCGGACTTCTACAGCGGCAAGGGAACCACCGGGAAGAAGAAGGTGGCCGCCGAGGTGGTGCTACCCAACGGGTTGGCGAGCACCGGGCCGGTTTGCCTGAATGACTCCAGCACCCTCACCGACGTGGGCCTCGCGCGCCGCCTGGTGCTCGAGGCCAACGGCTCGCTCAGGTACGTCAAGGAATGGAAGTCCTGGCTGGCCTGGGACGGCAAGCGGTGGGTGCAAGACGATGGCCTGGCGGCTCAGCACGTTGCCAAACAGGTGGGTGACGAGTTGTGGCGCGAGGCCGCAGAACTCCCCACCGAGCGGCGCAATCAGGTGGTGGGCTTCGTCAAGGCGGCCTCCTCCTCCCGCGCAATCGACGCGGCGGTGAGGTTGGCCAGGAGCGAGCCTGGGGTTGTGGTGGGTGCCGAGGAACTGAACCAGCACGACTACCTCCTGAACTGCCTGAACGGCACGGTGGACTTGCTCACCGCTCAGAAGCGGCCGGCGGCCCCAGGGGACTTGCTCACGCACCTGGCTCAGGTTGAGTTCAACGAGAAGGCCTCGGCCCCCACCTGGCGAAAGTTCGTGGCCGACGTGACGGACGGCAACGCCGAGTTGGCCGCGTTCCTCCAACGCTCCTGTGGCCTCCTCCTGTGCGGTGACGTTACTGAGCAGGTGCTATGGCTGCACTACGGTGAGGGCCGCAACGGCAAGAGCACCATGCTCACCGTCATGAGCGAGATTCTCGGCACCTACGCCGGCCCCGCGCCGCTCGACATGCTGCTCGTGAAGAACCGCAGCAAGGAGGCGGAAACCCAGTTTGCCGGGTTGGCCGGCCGCCGGCTCGTGACGGCAGTGGAGGCCGACAGCGGAGTGAGGTTCAGTGAGGCCACCGTGAAGTTGCTCACCGGTGGGGATACCGTCCTGGCGCGCCGCCTGTATGAGAACCCCTGGCCCCTCAAGCCCACTTGGAAGTTGCACGTTGCCGCCAACCACAAGCCCGTGGTGAGAGGGACTGACGAGGGCATTTGGCGGCGGCTCATGCTCACGCCCTGGCTGCGCCGGTTTGAAGGTGCCTCCGAGGACAAGCGGTTGAAGGAGAAACTCCTGGCCGAGCGTTCTGGGATTCTGAACTGGTGCCTCCTGGGCTTCGTCCAGTGGCGTGAGCAAGGCGGCCTGAGGCCTCCAGCGTGCGTTCTGGCGGCCACCGAGGAGTACCGGGGAGAGAATGACGTTCTCGGCACCTGGCTGGCTGAGTGCTGCACCAAGAACGCCAACGCGGTGGCCGAGGCCGGCACCCTCTACCGGTGCTACCGGCACTGGTGCGAGGACAGGGGCGAGCACGTTCAGACTGCTACCGCGTTCGGCATGGCCTTGGAGCGGCTCGGCTTCGCCAACGAGCGGCCCTCCTCTGGCCAGTGGCGGAACCGCACGATTCGGCGCGGCCTGGGGATTCTCGACACTCGACATGAGGGTGAAGCATGAGCGACAGCGAGAAGGTGCCGGCCGCGTTCGTGGCCGCCCTGGCCGGTGGCATGAGCGTGAGGGCCGCCGCCGAGGCCGCCGGCCTGGCCGAGCGGACTGCTTACCGCCGGTGGGCGCAACCCGAGGTTCGCCGGGAGGTGGCCGCCCTGAGAGCGGTGGTGCTTCAGGAGGCTATCGGCCGGCTCACCGCCGGCAGCACCCGCGCCGCCGAGGTGGTGCTGGGGCTGCTTGAGAGCGAGGACGAGAAGGTGAGGCTGGCCGCCGCCTGCCGGCTGACTGAACTCCAGAAGAACCTCGTGGAGGCCGCCAGCAACGCTCTGGCCGAGGCGCGGCCACCGAGCCGGCACGACGAACAGGTGGCCGCCTTCACCGGTGGCCCCTTCAACGCTTTCATGCTTGAGCACGGGGCCGCCTGAACCCCCCCCTAGAACCTCAGTGCGCATAGTGCGCATAGTGCGCATGGTTTTTCAGAAAGTCCCTACACGAGAAAGCGCAGCAGGTATTTTCCTGAAAATGGGTGAACACTATGCGCACTGTGCGCACTCCCTCCCGGTGGTTTCTCTCTAGCACGGGGAAAACGCAAAAGGCACCTGGCCGCTCCCTCCCGCGCCGCCTGGTGGGCCTCCCCGCCGGCACTGAGCGAGCACAACCCGCCCACCGGACTCTGGGCAAACTGGGGAAACCGGGAAGCCTGCCAGCCGCTCTCGGCTGGTGGGCCTCCTGGCCCCTCAGCACCCCCCCTGGCCAAGGTTCTCCGGTGCTGGTTCGGCCCTCGCTCCCGCCGCCAGCACCCCGAAAACCACACTGACTTTCCTCCTCTGGTTCGTGCGTGTCACAAAACTGGAACCAGTGGTTCGGGTTTTGTGCCGCGCCGCTTTTCTGCCTCCGCAGCGGTGGCGTTATGCGGGGCGTGACGGGGGCGCGGGTTTCTCCTTCAAGGCGCGGCTGGCCGAGGCCGACGAACGCCGCGCCGCCAGGGCCGCCGAAGAACTCCTTGGAGGTGCTCATGGGGATTTTCGGGAACGGCAAGAAGGAACCTACTGTGGACGACATCGCGCGCCGGGAACGGCTCGACAAGTTGACTGCCACCGCCAAGGTGGGAATGTCGGCTTTCTCCTCAGTGGGGGCCGCCCTGGACGCTATCCGTACCGAGGAACTCTGGCGGCTCGTGGCTGGCACCTGGGAGCAGTGGTGCGAAGCCACCCTGGGACTTGGCGAGCGGCGCGTTGCCCAACTGATTGAAGCCTCACGCACCTGCCGCACGCTCACTCAGTCCGGTATGAGAGCACCCACCAGCGAGCGGGCCGCGCGGGAGTTGGCCGGCCTGCCTCCCGAGAAGCAGGTTGAAGTCTGGCAAGAAGCCACCGCCGTGGCCGGTGACTCCGAGCCGACTGCCGAGGTGGTTGCCAAGGCGGCTCAGAAGCGGCGGCCCCGCAAGGCCGGCCGCACCAAGGTGGCCAAGCCCGTGAGCCTCCGCGTCCCCGGCGCGGCAGTGAGGGTGGTGCCTCGGAAGAACGGTTGGGTGGGCCTGGTGGCCGCCCTCGAGCACGCCCTTGAGGTTGCTCGGCAGCGTGAGCAAGAAGGTGGTGAAGGCCACCTTGAGGCCGCCTGAGAGCCTCCCCTGGCCTCGCTCAGGGGTGAGTTTGCCCCTCGGCCCCTAGGTGCCGGCGGCAGAGTTTGGCAGCGTTCTCCCCACGGTGGCCGCCCTGGGGTACGGGGAGGGCGTGTCCTGCCTCTGGGTGAACGTCTGAGGAAAACCACGGTGTCTGCCCTGCGCACCCGGCCGCAAGTTTTCGCCAGGGGGGTAGGCACTCGAAATCACGAGCCGGCCGCGCCGCTCCAAACCCCACGGTTCGCTCCGTGAGCGCGGGGCCGAAAATGGGATTCAGGTTTCCCACGGCGAAAACTTTTCCCGGCGCAGACTTTCTACGCCCCCAGAAAAAAACACGTTGAACTACCACGCACGCGCCGCGAGAAAATCGGCGGCCGTTTTCCCTGGCGTGAAGGGGGTGGCCTCGGCCACAACGCCAAGGCCTCCCCGCCTACCTCACGCTCCCTTGGCGCGTGTCTCTGGTGGGTTTTGAAAAACTGGCGGTTCCTTCCGCGAGGCCGGCCGCCCTGGCCCCTGCCTGGAACGCCCCTGGCCGGCTGAGTCCGTGCGCCGCCTGGGGGGAGGGTGCCGCCGGCTGGAGCGGCGCGGCTGCTCAAGACCGCGAGCCAGGCTCGTGAGCGGCGGCCTGAGTCTGGGTGAAACGCTCCCGCCGGTGGCCGCCAGGTGCCGAGAATAGGTGCGTTCAATCACTCTTGACGGACGTTGAGAATGATTGTACGATGGCACCACGACAAAGGAACCACCCAGGACAGGAGCGAGAACATGGCCACTTGGAAGCAGACTCCCCGCGTTGAGAAGTCCAAGAGCCTGGTGGCATACCTCCGCGTGAGCACCAAGAAGCAGGGCCGCTCAGGCCTCGGCCTGGAGGCTCAACGCGAGGCGGTGGCACAGTACGCCGCGAGGGAGGGACTCCGCGTTGTGGCCGAGTACGTTGAGGTGGAGAGCGGCAAGAAGGCCTCCCGCCCCCAGTTGGCCACCGCGTTGAACCACTGCCGCGCCGCCAAGGCCTGCCTGGTGGTGGCGAAACTCGACAGGCTCGCCCGCAACGTGGCGTTTCTGAGTGCTCTCATGGAAGCGGGCCTGGAGTTCGTGGCCCTCGACAATCCCCACGCCAATACCTTCAC